TATTTGATAGAATGGTTGAAGATAAAACCAAAAAGTCATCATTAATAAATAAATTACTTAGAGAGTATTATGGAAAAAAAGATTTGTAGTAAGTGTAAGGTTGAAAAAGATGTTTGTGAATTTTACAAAAAAAATAAATACTCAAACTTATATAGGGGACAATGTAAAAAATGTATGGATACAAATTCATCTACATATAAAAAAAACAATGCCGAAATTATATCTGAAAAATCTAAAAAATTCAGGAAGGAAAACCCTGAAATTAACAAAGAGAAATGTAGAATTTATAGGGAAAAAAATCCTGAAACTTTCAAAAAATGGTTAGAAAAAAATAAAGAACATAGAAGAACCTATATAAATAATTATAACTTAAACCCAAAAAATAAAATTAAAAATTCTTTGAGGTCAAGAATAAATGAAATAATGAACAAAAAATATGACAACCCGAGAACCATTAATTTGGTCGGTTGTGATTATGATTTTTTGATGAAATATATTGAGAGCAAGTTCACTGAAAACATGTCTTGGGATAATTACGGGTATTATGGTTGGCATTTAGACCATATAAAACCGTTGTCATCCGCAAACACTAAAAAAGAAATTTATGATTTATATCACTATACAAATCTTCAGCCACTTTGGGCTGAAGATAATTTGAAAAAAAGTGATAAAATTTTATCTTAGTTCTCTTTTCTTAAATCACGAGAATAGTGGTCAAAACGGTTATGCTCTGTAGGTGTTAGTAATAACAATCCAGGGTACAATTCTCCTTTTTTTACCAATTGATACATGTGGCTCATCCAGGTTTGTTCAAAAATATGTGCCCATGTTGTATCTAAAAACATCTTTTGGTTTCCAATTCTACTAACAATCTGAGGCCAATTACAGTAGTAAATTTCACCTTTAGCGTAAGGAACTCCCTTATGAGATAACACTGAGTTAAATTGTGTTTTAGGTGCATTAGGGTCTAATCCAATTTCAGGTAATCTAGGTTTATCTGGCCAAAATTCTGTTCTAACATGTTGTGGCACGTTGTACCAACTCCACTGCACACTATTATCACCGTAAAATTCTGTGAAGTTTAACTTCAAAAAATCAAAGTTTTCTTTTTTAATAATTTCTAACGACTTACTATATAAGTTTGGAACGTACCGATTGAATCCATTCCTACAAACTTTACCTTCGTTTGGATAAAAAAACATATCATCTTCAAATAGCAAATGATAATCCAAATCTGTTTCATTTTGGAAGTGTTCTGCAATCCATTGTCTACCCCCGCATATTCCCAAATTATCTTTTTTAATGTGTTCGAATCCAAATTCTTTACAAATCTCCGAGTATTCCGCGGTAGTTGACAAGTCGCTTGAATTATCTAACAAAAACTTAGTTGTCTTGTTAATATAATCTTTATCATACGCCAACATAGAATCAATTAAAGTCTTAAATTGTTTTGGACTATTGAACGTGATTACGTAGAGACCTACTTTGTTTGTATCCAAATTATTAACAACTTGAACAGAACTTTCATTTTTAGCCTTCAGGGTATCATTCTTCAAGTCTTCGAAAAATTTACCAACTAATCCATTGGATTCGATTTCAAAATAATTGAATAGGTCAGAATGTTTGTAGCACATAATACTGAATATAGATTCTTCAGTACCCATGTATCCTTCTTCTAATGTACTTTTTAACAGTCCATAATAAATTCCATTTACATCACTAATTGTGTGTTTGGGTCCACCGAAGAACCCTCCTCTTGCAACTTTATTAACTTTATCTCCTGCGATTGAATTTAACTTAGAATATTCAAACCCATGAATTTCTTTTTCTGCATCGTAAGGAAATGATATAAATGAAAACTTTGAAACATATTTTGTTAATTTATCCAATACTTTATCGTGGGTGAAATAACCTGGATGAACGGTATTTGTTAATCCTCCATCAATCCAAAATATATATTCGGAATCAAATCTACCCATAATTTTGGCATCATGTAACAAAAACATTTTTGACATGACCAATGGATTATAGTTTTCCAAACGACCCTGTGTGGATTCTTTTAACCAACCCGACTGATTATACCATTCTGGATTCGTTCTAATTTTTTGAATTAATGGAAAAAATTCTGAGTTGGTAAACCAACTTAGTGGTCGGGTGATAAATTGTGTGTTTTCAGGGTTTCTTCTTGTTTCTACGAAAGATCTTAATTCTTCGTCACCGAATATTATTAAGTTTTCTTCAACTTTTAATAGTTGTTCAAATTTATCCAAATAATGTTGAAACGGTCGGCTCCAACCTTCCTTAAGTTCATCTCTACCGATATCCCAAATTCCTGTTACTAATGTTATATTACTCATAAATTCCGTTTAATTCTTCAAATATTTTATTAAAGCTTATATAGTTATCAAAAAAGTTATCGGGGATTTCTCTTGGTGCGTTATCTCTACACCACCAATGGTCGAATTTGATTAATTCAAATAACTCTTTGTTGTTGAAATACATTAATGACATTACGTTTTCTTCATGTGGAATACTTTTATCAGTCACAATAATATTCTCGAGATAGTTTTCAAACAAGGTTACAACATTATCCCACAAATCTCTACGTCCACCAAAAATACCTCCAATCACGTGAATGCTTGCATCAAACTCAGTATACCATCTAGGGTGTACGGTACCGGCCCAAAAATGTCTAACATTGTCTTTACCGACTAACAAAAATTTATCACCAGTCTTATCTATTAAGTTCTGTAAAAATAAATTATTAAATAAACTACATTCATAATTTTGAGCATAATAATCACTTGTACCCAAATATTTCTGTGCAAATAAACCGCAATGAGATAAACCTGCGTCTATCCAATAGTAGTAGTCATACGACTTGTCTTCATTCCACCACCAATGAAATTTGCTGAATTGAATTTCAACACATCTATCACTTTGTTTGGTTACTTCAAGATTTTTATGTTGATTGATAATATCTCTAAACTTTGTATCTGCAATATCAAACACTTGGAATTTGAGTTTTTCTCTCGAGATGGAACATTCTTCGTAATAATATTGTTCTAAAGATTCTAACTCTCTCTGTGAGGTATAACACAGAAAGTCTGCGTCTGTCATCTTTAATAAAGATAATAAACTTCGTCTATAATGACCTGCTCGTCCAATTCTTCCACCGAACTCAGTACCATATAAATCATTATAAATTGCGGTTATAAATTTAACTGACATAATAAAAATCTTTCATTTCTTTTTTTCGTTTAAGTTCTTCGTTTCTCTGTTGGTCCAAAAACTCACCAGGAATTTTAAATGGGCAATATCCATTCCAATTATATGTTTGTACATAAAAGTTATTGTATTGGCCATTGGAAACATCGGACCATCCACCATGCTGTGGGCCAATGGGTAAAATTGGAATATAACTTTGTTTCTTTGAAGAAATAAACTTGAATATAAAGTCGTCTATAGCATAATATCCTAACTTACTAGGTTCTTCTAATTCCAACAAATCATCGTATATTGATTGATGATATAGTATCATGTTAGTCGCGAATATATCTCTATGGTGTGGTAGACAGGGTGGCAAATTTGTTATGTCTATCAATGTTTCAAGAGTATCATGTTTCAACACAGGTCTGTTCAATGTTGGAGCCAAATTGATTACACCAAATTCCAAGTTATCAAGTTCAACTTCAATTTTTTCAAGTAGAGACTTTGCGTATGGCATCACCGAACAATCATCCTCAACAACTAATACACACTCATAATTTCTTTCTTTAGCCAACTTTATAATTTCGATGTGTGATAATGAACATCCAACATGTGAGTTTGTGTCGACTGCGGGAAATAATTCATAATCCCAACCAATGTATTCCATCTCTGATTTGATTGATTCTAATCGGTCGGGTCTTCTTTCTAAGTTCACCACAAACTTAGGTATTTCATTAAACTTCATAACCTAACATTTTGATTGTAAAGTCCACACTCGATGATGGACTCAAATATTTATTGTAATATTCTTTGGCATTTTTGGAAATAAAGTTCAAAAATTCATCGTCGTCTTTTACTTCCAAGTATCTTTTAATAATTAACTCCGCGTGATGTTTTTCACCGAGTCTATCCAACTTCATCCAATCAAATAAATCATCAGGTCTGTCAACGGAAATGTAATGAACATTTGGAATTAGTGGTTCGAAAAACTCGGTTGTGTATTCAAATCTAATGAATGGAACACCAAGTCCCATATATTCAATATCTCTATAACACATCTCACCTCGGCCAGCAACTGATAATCCTAATTTGAATTTAATGAGTTCATTTACATATGTATCAAATCCTCCAATGGAATTGCCGCCATAAAATACATCAGGAGTAAAGTGGTTCAAAATTGTTCTACTAAAAGTCTCTCCTCTAAAATACATTCTATCGTCCTTAGGTGTTATTTCTTGTCTTTTTTGATAAAACGATTCTAAATCGTATTCATTAGACGGGAAATAAATCCATGGGAAATACTTGTGTTGGTGTTCTTTGGCAACATGATGATATACCTTATTTCGTACGAACTGAGATATAAATATTTTTTTTGTGTTGTCATAGGACTGAAGATTTAATGAAGTGGGAGTTAAGTCATCAGACACACTTAGAATTTGAGTTTCTTTGGTGTCATAGTCTTCTATAATCATTTCACAATCTTGCATTTCGACAAAAAAATCTTGGTCTTCATGCCATCCTAACTCAACATTAACACGTCCTCTATGAACGTTTTTATAATATCTATCAACAATAACCTCATTTTTTTCTGACAATTTTTTTACTAAGTTATCAAAAAAAACATTATAATACTTATATCTGTTGCTATAGTGATTTGTAGGTTGATGTATTATTAATTTTTTACTCATATTAAGACACGATATTATGGTTTAGTTGTCCAGTTAGCCTATCACACCAACCTTTAGATTCTGAGTGAGGCCATACAACCCAATATGATGGTAAAATTGTTGTTGGGAATTCTCTCCAAACTTTACAATATTTGTCAGGGTCTCTCATAAATCCAGCAATTTCATTTTTATCGGCATCTCTTCGGTAAATCGTTTCATCATTTGGACCGTGGAATGCAACCACCCAAAAATCATAATCTTTTTCAGGCACACTTGAATATCCAATATCAATACAATGTTTATATATTGTTGAGAAACTTTTTTTCCACTCCTCTTCATCTTCAATTACAGGACTAGGTGCATAGTTTTTATCCAAACAGTGTTGGTCAACCGCTCTTTTTTCAAATAATAAACCCGCATATCTTTCATATTCTCTTAAAGTTCTAACAGTACCAAATCCGTACGGCCCGTCATGTCCTTCTTGAGTTTCACCATCCATACCAAATAGTTTTCTATTTGTTAGGTGAGAGTGTTTGTTTTTATCTCCCCATGTCTTGTCATCATCCCACTGCTTAGTGCGACCTTTACGAGTGTACTCGTGGTACACGACAGGAATGTGTGGGTGGAATAAATCATAACCCCAAGTGTATGCTCTTGCTGCGATAGAGATTTCTTCTCCGTGGAAATAGTATTCAGGATTGTGTTGTACTTCAGTTGAGAATTGACCTAAAGTGAAACAGAAGTGAGCTGAGTAAAATCTTGAGGTTACGGGTTTTGTCATTTCTTTCCAACCTGGAATTGTTTCAGGCAAGAAGAATACCGCTCCTTCAGGAATAAATCTGTCGAATGCCATTCTCCAAGCGTCTTGTGATCTACCTGCTGGGTCGTTTTCAGGGTCAAATGACGGCACATAACCTGTTAGTAAAGGTTTCTTATATCCATCCTTTTGTAACCCTTTAATCATCTTAATTAACACATCATCCCAATCCTTAATGAATCTCATGTGAGAATCAATTTGTAGGGTGTATGTTTCACCATCATATAATTGTTGGGTAAGATTTCTGGCAAAACAAACTCCCTTAGATTCCTGATATGGAATATCCAAGATTTTGAATCTTTTATCTTTCCTGTATTCATCTAAATTATCGAATCCGTCAGATTCACTAAATTGTCTTGCGATACCGAAAACCAAATTCTTTGGTTTTTTTGCATTTGCAATCATATCTTTAAGGGTTGGAACCAACTGTGGGTCTCTGTAAGAAGCTATCTGAATAAAAATTTTCATTTGATTTATATTTTACTATAAAATAAAAAAACCCTCTGATAAGTAGAGGGTTTTTGAATATAATTTTTAACTTCTTTTGAAGTAAAACACAATTTTTATGGTACATCAATTATATTAATTATACCTTGCATCGATCCGTGGATTTGACAGATGTAGTAAAGTGTGGATGGTGCGTTATAAGGGACAACAAAAGTAATTGTACCATTGTCGATTCCATTATTTGTTACACCATCGTTATATGCATCACCTGTACCAGTCACTGGTGTTGTTTTTATCCAAAACGGATGTCCAGTTGCTGCAATATTAAATGTGTAAGTTTGACCTTCAGTTACAGTTAATGTTGGATTTGATTGTCCGTTTATGATATAAGCTGACGCACCACTATTAGTTACAGTAAATGTATTCGGAGGTGTTGCTGTTGGTGTTGGTGTGTTAGTTGGAGTCTCGGTATTTGTAGGGGTGTTAGTTGGAGTCTCACTAGGAGTATTTGTTGGAGTTTCGGTATTAGTTGGAGTAGGAGTATTAGTTGGAGTTTCTGTCGGAGTTTCAGTATTTGTTGGAGTATTTGTTGGAGTTTCTGTGTTAGTAGGTGTTGGAGTGTTAGTTGGGGTTTCAGTGTTTGTTGGAGTTGGAGTCTCTGTTGGTGTTTCAGTATTGGTTGGAGTCGGAGTATTTGTTGGTGTAGGTGTTTGAGTTGGAGTTTCAGTGTTAGTAGGTGTTGGAGTTGGAGTTGGTGTTTGGGTTTCAGTTGCAGTAGGAGTTAGTCCTGGCGTTGCGGTTGTACTTGGTGTTACAGTTTGAGTTGGGGTTTCTGTTGGTGTAGGTGTTGGAGTTGGAGTACCTGTTCCAGTATTTGTTGGCGTAGGTGTTGGAGTACCTGTTCCAGTATTTGTTGGTGTAGGTGTTGGAGTACTAGTCCCCGTAGCAGTAACACTCGGAGTTGGAGTGTTAGTCGGAGTATTTGTTGGTGTTGTAGTATTAGTTGGGGTTGGCGTTTGCGTTGGAGTATTTGTTGGTGTTACAGAAGTTGGAGGGAATGAACCTTCATTCACTAATGATATGACTGACCTAAATGCTGATGCCACAGTATAGGTACCATCAATAACCCATATATTTTTAGTTTGATTTGGGAATAATTCAACTTGATAATCCCAAATGGTGTCATCACATCTTCTATAGCTGAAGTTAACTATTGTTGACCCAGTGTTCGTGAGTACATATTTACTACACGCCATTTTTATCTATTTAGAGGCATCCATTAGGGTCTACAGATGTTATCTGTCCCAAACCTCCCGACACTATGAAAACTGCAGTTCCGTTTGAGTAATATCCATTAGCGACTGGATTAGTCGGAGGATTACCTGGAGTTGTGTATAAAAATTCACCAGCATTAGGACCAGGTCCACCTGCTACCGTACCATAAATTGTGTTAGGTGAACCACTAAAATCAACACAAGCATCATTTGCGGTTGCACCTGTACCTAAACTATAAGTATAATATCCAAACGTTGGAGTCGGTGATGGTGTGTTTGTTGAGGTTACAGTAGGTGTTGGAGTACCAGTGTTAGTTGGGGTAACTGTTTGAGTTGGAGTTTCGGTATTTGTTGGAGTTACAGTAGGTGTTGAACTATTTGTTGGAGTTACAGTAGGTGTTGAACTATTTGTTGGTGTTACAGTAGGAGTTTCGGTATTTGTTGGAGTTACAGTAGGTGTTGAACTATTTGTTGGTGTTGGAGTTAAAGTTGAACATAAAGTTCCAAATCCTAGGACAAATCCGTTTGAATCTAATTCAAAAACAAATCCATTATTTTGGATGAATCCTGTCATACTGATTGATGGTGGGAATGTAGAAATGTTTGAGAATTGACTTGACAAATCAAACTGTGAATTATTACCGTAAACAACTACTGTTGAGAAATATTGTCCACATGCAGCATCAGATGTTAATCCTGAATATACTGTAAATGTGTTATTTGCAGTAGGTGTTGGAGTGCCAGTATTAGTTGGAGTTTGAGTTAGTGTTTGAGTAGGTGTTGGAGTACCAGTGTTAGTTGGAGTTACTGTTTGAGTTGGAGTTCCGGTATTTGTCGGTGTAGGAGTTGGTGTACTACCTGTTCCAGTATTAGTTGGTGTAGGAGTTGGTGTACTACCTGTTCCAGTATTAGTTGGTGTAGGAGTCTGAGTTCCAGTATTAGTTGGTGTAGGAGTCTGAGTTCCAGTATTAGTTGGCGTAGGAGTCTGAGTTGCAGTATTAGTTGGTGTAGGAGTTTGTGTACCTGTTCCAGTATTTGTAGGTGTAGGAGTTGGTGTTCCAGTACCCGTAGCAGTCACACTTGGAGTTGGTGTATTAGACGCCGTATTTGTTGGTGTTGTAGTATTAGTAGGGGTTGGTGTTTGCGTTGGAGTATTTGTTGGTGTTACAGAAGTTGGAGGAAATGAACCGGCATTAGCCAAGACAATAGACCCTCTGAATGATGAGGCTACTGTATAAGTTCCATCGATAACCCAAATATTTTTTGTTTCATTCTGAGCTAATTCAACTTGGTAGTCCCAAAATGAATCGTCGCATCTTCTATAACTGAAGTTAACTATTGTTGAACCAGTGTTCGTGAGTGTATATTTACTACATGCCATTGTTTTCCTTGTTTAATTTATAAATACTGCAAGATTGATTAATATATATTTTTATTTAAATGTTTTTATATCAAATTGATTATTGAATTTATTTTTGTTTCAATATTTCAATTTCAGATTTGATTGTGTCGTTTTCGGATTTAAGAGATTCGATTTGAATTTGTTGTTCTTGTATTGCTTTGATGATTGGTGCGATAAGTTCTTCGTATGTTAGACGGTAGGCATTTTTATTATCATCATGTCCTAAACCATCAAATTTAACATCCAATTCTTCTAGTGCTGATTTAAGTTCTTGTGCTATTAGACCGTAATGTTCTTTTGTTCCTGCTAAGTTACCATCTTTTTGTCCGTACTCATAACTACATTCTCTAACATATGTGTCTCTATGATCCCAGTTAAAGGATACAGGACGTAGTTTTGTGATTAAATCAAGACCTAGTTTGGAAGGTAATGTTTGGATGTTGGTTTTGTCTCTACAGTCGGAAACGTTTGACCATGCTGCGTAAACACAATTACAGACGTTGTTTGCTGAGTTACCCCATACTGTGTGATTACTAACTGTATTAGTGACCGCACAAAATCCTACCGCAATTGTATTAGAATTACCGTTAAGATGTTGAGCATTGAATCCTAACGCCGTATTACAACTCGCACCTCCGCTAGCACTAAACAACGCACAAAATCCTACCGCAGTATTAGAGAAACCAGTATTACTACTAGATAAAGCCCCATACCCAAGGCTTGCATTATAACCTCCGGTTGTGTTACATCTTGATGCCAAAGTACCTACAGCAACGTTTCTATTTCCTGTTGTATTATATCTTAATGCACAGTAACCAACTGCTGTGTTGTTTGATGCTGTGTTTGAAAACAAAGAATAAAAACCTACTGAGGTATTATTATTACCCGTAGTATTAAATATTAATGAGTTATTACCTACTGCTGTGTTTCTAGTACCTGAAATATTATATCTTAATGAATTAAATCCTACTGCTGTATTACAAACTCCAGTAGTATTATTTACTAATGTACCATATCCCAATCCCGTATTGGCAATACCAGTTGTGTTTCTGTATAAAGAGATCCTACCGACAGCTGTATTATTAGCACCAGTAGTGTTTAAAGATAATGCTCTATCCCCTAATCCAATATTACCTACACCAGTAGTATTACATTTTAATGCGCAATAACCCACCGCTGTGTTATTTGATGTTGTGTTGAACATCAATGCTTGATACCCTAACGCTGTATTATTAGAACCTACTATATTACTTAAAAGTGCATCATCACCTACTGCGGTGTTGTTTGCACCTGTTGTATTAGATAAGAGTGTTCTAGTGCCTAAAGCGGTATTGCTTGTTCCGATTGTATTAGCTCTTAATGCTCTGTATCCAACAGCTACGTTGGCATTTGCGGAAGTTGATGCAAAGTTTGAGTAACGTAATGCATCGGCTCCTATAGCCACTTGGCAACCTCCCGTTGTATTAAAACGAAGTGCAAGACTACCTAGTGCCACATTATTGGATCCTGTTGTATTAACTAAAAGGGAACAATGTCCTACTGCGATGTTACATATTCCTGTCGTATTACAACTAAGTGAAGAATTACCTACTGCGGTGTTACATTCTCCTGTCGTATTACAAGCAAGTGAATTACTTCCAATTGCAGTATTATTGGACCCATTATTACAACGAAGTGCAAGATGACCTACAGCAACATTAGACTGTCCTGTTGTGCCTAATTGCATTGCTTGAGTACCTATTGCGGTATTATTACATCCTGTTGTGTTTTGTTGAAGCGTTCGAAAACCTATTGCAACATTAGAAATTCCTGTGGTATTACCAAAAAGTGAACAAAATCCTGTTGCGGTATTATATGAACCAATAGTAGTATTTCTCATTGAACAAAATCCTACAGCAGTATTTTGAATTGCAGTGGTGTTAGCATATAAAGCATTGTACCCTAAAGCAACGTTAGATGATCCAAAAGTATTATTACGAAGTGCATAACTACCTACGGCGATATTATTGTTACCGGTTGTATTACTACGAAGTGCGTTATTACCTACAGCAGTATTACAAAATCCACTAGTGTTAGAAACAAGGGCACAATTACCCACCGCAACATTACGGTATCCAACAGTGTTAGCACAAAGTGCATAATTACCTACTGCGGTATTATATCCTCCAGTAGTGTTAGCACGAAGTGCGGCATTACCTATTGCAGCATTACGAATTCCTGAAGTATTGTTATACAATGCGTAACTTCCTATTGCTACATTGCGGCAACCTGAAGTATTACATACAAGGGATTGGACTCCTATTGATGTATTAAACGTTCCTGTAGTATTGTTTTGTAAGGATCTTCTTCCAATAGCAACATTATCTGTCCCTATTGTATTTTGATAAAGAGAAAGTTGACCTACAGCAGTATTTCGATTACCTGTAGTGTTAAAACGCATTGAACAAGTACCTAAGGCGGTATTGTTTGATCCTATAGTATTAGTGGTCAATGCTAAGTACCCAATTGCAACATTATTTTGACCTGAGGTTTGAGACTGTAAAGCATTATTTCCTATTGCGATATTACGGGATCCTGTAGTATTACCGCAAAGAGTTGCACATCCTATTCCTACATTGCGACAACCTATTGTATTATTACAAAGTGAAAGATAACCAATTGCAATATTATCATTTCCTGTGGTATTTGCATAAAGTGTACAAGTTCCTATAGCGGTATTTCTATAACCACCAGTATTACATTGCATTGATCCAGCTCCTAGTGCGGTATTATTGTTTCCAAAAGTATTTGCTTGTAATGATCTTAGTCCTATTCCACTATTACCACGTCCTATAGTATTTGACTCTAATGTCCTAGTTCCAACTGCTGTATTACTGTTTCCTGTTGTATTAGATCTTAATGCTCTGTATCCTACCGCTACGTTGGCATTTGCGGAAGTTGATGCAAAGTTTGAACAACATAATGCGTCTGTTCCTATCGCTACTTGGGCGTTACCGGTAGTATTACAACGAAGTGCAAAACATCCCAATGCTGAATTATTACTTCCGGTTGTATTATATGTAAGGGCGCTTGAACCTACTGCTGAATTTCCTGCACCTGTTGTATTACAACTAAGAGCATTGCTACCCACTCTAGTATTAGACGTAATACTTCCACCACCCATACCAACGCTAACATTATTATTAACTAATAAGTCGCCATTTGCCTGTTGACAAGTTGAACTGTTCCCGATTGTGGTTGAACTTGTAAATTTGACAATATATTCTGTTGTACCCGATACGGCTACAGATGTTCCGCTTGTTCCTGAAGTTCCGCTTGTTCCTGAAGTTCCGCTTGTACCATCTGTTCCACTAGTACCACCACTTCCAGTTCCCCCACTAGTTCCTGATGTTCCACTAGTCCCTGATGTTCCACTTGTCCCTGATGTTCCAGTTGATGAAGTGGAAGAACCAAAAATTAAACCACTCGTTCCTAATACAATTGGATTTGGAGTGTTCAAAACAAATACTCTGTCTCCAGTAGTAGTTCCAGAATTAACAAACACCTGAAGACCTTGAAATACATCACTATCAATTGACATATCTACCGCCCGACTCCAAGTTCCTCCACTTACAATATAAATCCCGTTTTCTGATGATGGACTCTGATTCTTAACCAAAACTCTGTCACCATTGTTTACAGATATTCCATCTATGGTCTGAGTACCACTAAGAGTAATCGACCCAACAGTTGCAACTAAACAAGGATTCGAGACACTAACACCTTTTATTTGGGAATATGTACTTATACGTGTAATCATTTTATGGAACCTGTTTGTATTGAAATTAACTATTCTTAGTTTATTACTAAATAGATTTATACTATATTATTTCTTTGTAGTATGGACTTTAATTCATCGTTTTCAGATTTAAGAGACTCTATTTGTGATTGTTGTTCTTGTATTGATTTAATTATTGATGGAATTAATTCTTCGTATGTAACTCGATAAGCATCTTTATCGTCATCATGTCCTAAACCATCAAATTTAACATCTAATTCTTCTAGTACGGATTTTAATTCTTGGGCAATTAGACCGTAATGTTCTTTTGTTCCTACTAAGTTACCGTCTTTTGTACCATACTCATAGCTACATTCTCTAACGTAAGTATCTCTATGGTCCCAGTTAAAGGATACGGGACGTAGTTTCTTGATTAAATCTAAACCTAATTTGGATGGTAATGTTTGAACGTTGGTTTTGTCTCTACAGTCGGAAACAGTAGACCATGCCACATAAACACAGTTGCAAGTATTGTTTGATGAGTTACCCCAAACTGAATGGCCTGTTGTTGCTGAAGTACATGCGCAACAACCCACGGCTATGGTGTTATTTACACCTGCTGTTATTGAAGCCTGCGCGTAGTGACCTAAAACGGTATTTCCACTACCAGTTGTACTTTTACCTAAAGCGTAATATCCTACAGCAATGTTTGCAATACCTGTGGTGACGTTTCTTCCTGCTAATGCGCCTACGACGGTATTGTGACAAGCCGCAGTAGCAAGACATAAAGCTCCAAATCCTATTGCAGTAATAAAACGACATGTTGATGATGGTGCTGCTCTGTATCCTACGGCCGTCATTCCATAACCAGTTGTATTATTTCTCAACGCACAGACCCCAACTGCTGTGATGCCGGCACCTATAGTGTTCTGTGACATTGCATCGAAACCAATAGCTACGTTTGCCGCTCCAGTAGTATTATTTCTCATCGAATTACCTCCAACTGCTACGTTTGCGTTTGCTATGTTACATCTTAAAGAATTATATCCTACAGCAACATTTGAGTTACCTGCGGTTCCCAAACCTGCTTTGGCTCCAATGATAACGTTTTGACATGTCCCTAAACTACCACTTCCAGCATTAAATCCTATACTTACATTATAAAATCCAGTAGTATTGACACATAAAGAACTAAATCCTATTGCAGTATTAGCATATCCTGTTGTATTACTTTGTAACGCTGATAATCCAAGACCAGTATTACAAGAACCAGTAGTATTAAACACTAAAGAGTTAACTCCCATACCAACATTGTATCTACCGGTAGTATTTGCTTCTAGTGCTCTTCTTCCTACGGCAGTATTACCCGTTCCTGTAGTATTATTAAACAATGCATTAGTACCTACAGCAGTATTGTTGTCGGATATTGTATTACATTGCATTGCTCCATTTCCAATAGCAGTATTACAAGTCCCTGTAGTATTACTTCTTAATGCATAGTACCCAACAGCTGTATTATTCGAAGCTGTATTAAAACGCATTGCCTCCTGTCCTATTGCCACATTTCTATTACCACTAACGTTAGAACATAAAGCTCTATCACCTACAGCAACGTTAGTACAACCAATTGTATTGAGTAATAAAGCACGAGTACCTATAGCAACATTTAAAGTACCTGTAGTATTACAGCTTAATGCATTATAACCAATAGATGTATTACTACCACCTATTGTATTACTTCTTAATGCACAAAATCCAACTGCTGTGTTGTTTGCTCCTATTGTGTTGGAAAACAATGATAATCCTCCTACTGCAGCATTACCTGTTCCTGTTGTATTACAATATAAAGCATAAGTTCCTAATCCAGTGTTCCAGTTTCCTATTGTATTATTTCTTAATGTTCTACTCCCTAAGGCTATGTTAAGTGATCCACTTGTATTATTTCTTGAGGCTTCCCAACCTATTGCTACGTTGTTGTTGCCGACGCTAGCAAACAAGGCGTCAGTACCTATAGCTACGTTCTGTGACCCAACTTGATTAAATAAAAGAGCGTTTCTACCTACCGCAATATTACAGACTCCTCCTGTATTACTATATAAAGCATAAGTTCCAACAGCAATATTACTACTTCCTATTGTATTTTGTCTTAATGCTCTGGCCCCAACTGCAGTATTTTGCGCTCCAGTTGTATTGGAGTATAGTGCTCTATATCCTACTGCTGTTATAGCAGTTGCATTATTATTTCTTAACGCCCCACATCCCATTGCGGTATTAAAGGCCCCTGTTGAATTTGCAATCAAGGCGTGATATCCTACAGCAGTATTGCTTGATCCATTTGTATTCTGCTGTAAAGCACTTTGCCCCATTGCAGTATTTCTAAAACCTCCTGTATTATTTAAAAGAGCGTTCAAGCCTACTGCAGTATTTTTAGCTCCTGTGGTATTTTGTTGTAGTGCACTAATACCTACTCCAGTATTGAAATATCCAGTAGTGTTATTTTTTAATGCATATGAGCCTAATGCCGTGTTCTGAAATCCAGTTGTGTTGGCACACAATGCCTCTCGCCCCACTGCGGTATTAAGGCTTCCTGATGTATTTAAGAATAATGCAATATATCCTACAGCAGTATTTCCTTGCCCTACTGTATTCTGTTGTAAAGCACTTTGTCCTACCGAAGTATTTCTAATTCCAGTTGAATTGGAAAACAAAGCCTGAAAACCAACTGCGGTATTTCTACCACCTATGGTATTTGATCTTAGCGCACTTGTACCTAATGCAGTATTAAAGTATCCGGTTGTGTTAGATACTAGGGAAAAATATCCTACAGCTGTATTGTCACTATTATTGTTGATAAATAGTGCACCAGCCCCAATCGCAGTATTACGACTTCCGGTTGTGTTATTCGCAAGGGAGTTCATTCCTACTGCAGTATTACAAACACCTACTGTATTGAGACAAAGAGCATAAGTACCTACTGCAGTATTTCGACATCCTGTTGTATTATCTCTTAATGATTGTGCACCTACAGCTGTATTATAACAAGCAGTTGTGTTATACCTCAATGCCGCAAATCCGACTGCTGTGTTACGACTACCGTTTACGTTATTTACTAATGAACAATTACCAATTGCGGTATTCAAAACACCTACTGTATTAGTTCTCAACGCACAAGCTCCAACAGCAGTGTTACCAATACCTGTGGTATTACCACTTAAAGCATTGAGTCCCACTCTAGTATTTGATGTAACACTACCACCACCCATACCAACACTAACATTATTATTAACTAATAAGTCACCATTACTTAATTGGCAGGTAGAGCTGTCTCCGATTGTTGTTGCTGAGGTAAATCTAACGATATAATCTGTTGTACCCGATACGGCTACAGATGTTCCTGATGTACCAGATGAACCTGAAGTTCCGCTAGTACCATCTGTACCACTAGTTCCTGATGTACCACTTGAACCATCTGTACCACTAGTTCCTGATGTACCAGATGAACCTGAAGTTCCGCTAGTACCATCTGTTCCACTAGTTCCCGATGTACCACCACTTCCCGTTCCACCGCTAGTCCCTGACGTACCACTAGTACCAGACGTTCCAGAAGAACCAGACGTACCTGAACTTCCAACAGAAGCAACAGATATCACAAAATTTAAATTAGTTGTCCCTAAAATTATCGGATTTGGAGTATTCAAAATAAAAACTTTGTCTCCTGTGGTAGTTCCAGAATTAATATATACTTGAAGTCCTTGGAATACATCAATGTTAAGAGACATGTCCACAGCTCTATCCCATGAACCTTCACTTACAACATAAATTCCATTATCAGAACCTGGACTCTGATTCTTAACCAATACTCGGTCTCCAACATCTACAAAAACACCATCTATTGTCTGAGTACCACTAAGTGTTATGGAATCACTAGTTGCTACTAAACAAGGACTACTGACACTAACACCTTTTATTTGAGAATATGTACCTACACGTGTAATCATTTTATGGAACCTGGCTTGTATTGAAAAACTATCCTTAGTTTATTATTAAATAGATTTGTGTTTCATTATTTATAATAAATATTCTTATGATTGTTTTAATATTTCAATTTCTGCTTTCAGTTCTTGGATTTGGGATTGTTGTTCTTGGATGGATTTGATAAGCATAGGTACAAATACTGAATATTTTACGGATTTTGTAGTAGTACCTTTGCTTACTCTTTCTTTGGTAGTTACTATTTCGCCTTCCTCATTTAATATCTCGTTTCCTTCTTCATTTAGTTGAGGAACTTCTACATATTCGAAGTCTTCGGATTCATCAATCATTGCAGGGAATACTTCTTCTAGTTCTTGAGCAATTACCCCGATTTGCTTAGTATCTTCTCCAATTAAATTGTAGTTTCTTACCTTGACTTTTAGAAGGTCATTTAATTTAGGTGAAGCATCTGTGATATTCTCTTTCAGTTTAATATCTGATAAAGAACCATAAGAATTATTTACATTTACTACGTTACCATTTCCATAAATGTACAATCTATCAGCACCGCCTATTGTACCTGCTATATATTGATAGCTATTTGTATTTATTGCATTTGAACCTAAAACTGTAACGAATGCATAATCGCCAGAAGCAGCATTCCTTTCATTTCTTACTTCTACTACTGTTCCTGCAACACTAGCCCGAACATCTAGCCTCGTAGTAGGACTAGCCGTGCCTATACCTACGTTGCCGTTTTTAAAAATTCTTAATTTATAGTCTGCCGTTGCTCCGTCAGCAGTTGAATTATTATAAAAACCTAAAAAATCATCCGCACTACTTGGTGATGAAGATGAAGCATAAATAGTCCAATCAGTACCTGCATAAGTTTCACTTCCTTCTAATCTTAAACCTACAAATCCTGTTGTAGTATTTACTAAATGTAATCTTTCAGTAGGACTAGTTGTGCCTATGCCTACATTGCCTCCCGAAGTGATTTCCATTCTATTTTGAGCACCTGCCCTAAATCTCATAGGCTTAGAGGTAAGTGCATCAATTACAAAAACCCCTGAACTTGCATACATATACCCATATTCAACTTCACCACCCGCTAAAACTATTTCACCACCTGTTGTTACGCCATTTATCTTCAACATCTTATAACCAGATGAAGCATTTATTGTAGCAGTTCCTATGCCTACATTACCTGGGCCTGTTATAGTCATTCTAGTCCCAAAATCCCCAATAGTATATGTTTGGAAGGACAATATGCCACCCGTATTTACTATGCGTGAATCCCCATTACCAAAATCAAGATAATTATTCCCACTAATACTTATGTTGCCATTAACCTGCAACTTTGCTCCGTTGTTTGTAAATGTACCTCCGGCTTGAATTGCAACATTACCATCAGAGAAGATACGCATTTTTTCGCCTCCTCCAGTAAATCCTTGAATGATTTGTGTACCATTCGATCCTTGCCATCCAGTCAAATTGTCATTACCTCCAAAAAAGTAACCAAAAGTATTTACCACAAAAAATTTACCATTTGAACTAGTAATATCTCCCGATGCCGTTACACTACCACTAAACGTAGCCGTTGTACCACTTAAAGCTCTACCAACCAATGTAACTGTTGTTCCATCATCAGTAACGGCACTATTGCCTATAGTTGTAGAACTTGTAAATTTAGGTAGTGTATTTGTAGTTCCTGATACTGCTACTGACGTACCACTTGAACCACTAGATCCCGAACTTCCACTACTACCTGAACTTCCTGATGTGCCACTAGTTCCAGAACTACCCGAACTTCCTGACGTACCGCTACTACCTGATGTCCCTGACGTACCACTTGAACCACTAGTTCCAGAACTACCTGAAGTCCCACTTGTCCCACTAGTACCAGACGTTCCAGAAGAACCAGACGTACCTGAACTTCCAACAGAAGCAACAGATATCACAAAATTCAAATTGGTTGTTCCCAACACAATAGGATTTGGAGTATTTAAAATAAAAATTTTATCTCCTGTGGTGGTACCAGAATTAATGTATGTCTGAAGTCCTTGAAATACATCTTCATCAATAGACATATCTACCGCTCTAGACCACGCCCCTTCACTTACAACATAAATTCCATTTGCTGATGCTGGACTCTGATTCTTAACCAATACTCTATCTCCAACATTAACAACAACTCCATCTATAGTCTGAGTACCGCTAAGAGTAATCGAATCAATGGTCGCCACCAAACAAGGACTACTAACACTAACCCCTTTTATTCGAGAATATGAACTTATACGTGTAATCATTTTATGGAACTTTTTTCTGTGGTGTTTATGCTCTTAGTTTATTGTTAAATAGTTTTATACTATATTGTTTCTTTGTAGTATGGATTTTAATTCATAGTTTTTGGTTCGTCTTCATTTTTTTAGTGAGTCAATTTCTTGTTTCAATTCTTTGATTGCATTTATAATTGTTACTGTCAAAACATTGTAGTCAATACCAATAAACTCTCCATCACTAAATGCTTCTGTGATGTGCTCTCCAACCTCTTGTGCGATCAAACCAGCTATTTTTGGTTCATCATCACTTTGAGTTTTTAGGTTAAATAGTGTAGGTTGTAGATTACAAATTTCTGCAAGTCCTTTGTTGTAACTTTCAAAATTCTTTTTTCTATTCCTATCGGATGCCGCAACCCAAGTGGAAGAAGCAGATAAATAAACATATCCTCCATTTACTGAATATCCTAATAAAGCTCCACTAAACGAACCAGTTGATCCAATATACCCATATTCCACCCCTCCAAATGCTAGAGCAAGAGATAATCCATTATCTGGTGAATTTACTCTAACTGTATTTCCATTTTGTCGAATTTGTAAAGCAGTGTGAGGACTACCTCCATTATACATGTCAAAATTAATGACATTAGAAGTATTCATTCTCATTTGAGCATTTCCACCAGCAAAAACCAAAATTCCATTACCACCTGCAGGATTAACCGTATCACTAGCGGCCCTAGTATATTGAATACTTGATGCAAAATTGTAACCATCTAAATAACTTTGACCATTTACAAATAGTTTATAACCGCCATCCGTTGTCGTTCCAATTAAGACGTTACCTCCTGAGGTGATACGCATTTTTTCGGTTGGAATTCCACTCGAATCAAATGTTCCGAGAGATAAAAAACCTGCTTCATTACCCGCAGTTCCGTTTTCTTTTTTTCCTGCTATATAGGCAAAATTACCAATTGCAGTTGTTGATGTTTTAAAACCTTGTAATAATATTGATCCACCAACTCCTGCTACCATTGATGTTGGGTCTCTTAATGCAATTGTATAATTTTGTGTACCAGTTGATGGTGGTAGATTATTACCACCAACTACTTCAAGTTTAGTAAATGGAGTAGCCGTGTTGATACCGACATTACCATCACCTGTAATTGAAAACCTTACAGGCATCCCATAAGCAGTTCCTGCACTTACAGAAGTTAAATTTGCTTGATAGTTTAATTGCCCACCATCCATAGTAATCATTCCCATACCATTTGCAGAAGTATAATTTGCTACAGTAGTACCTGCTGAACCGTATTTTGAATTTGAACCAAAATAGATATCAGTGTTATTTCTATACATTATAGAACCTCCACCAAAATTTAAATAGTAATATGATGCTAATAGATTAGTTTGCGGGTTAAAGTTTAAAGTTGTCTCGGTATTTGAAAAAGTTGCCGTTCCTGTAGTAAGTGTTAATGCATTAATAGTACCACCATTAGATGCACTAAGTTGAAATTTCAAACCACCATAAGTGGAAGTATTCGCTCCCCAAGAATTAATTTGACCAAATCCACTAGCAAAAGAAATTCCTACTTTACTTGTTTCATTAGCTAAAAAATCTGAGCTAAATATAGCACTAGTACCGTTTAGAACCCCACTAAACCTCCCTGTTCCATTAACATCCAACGTGAATGTTGATTCGGTAGGTGTGTTAATAAGCAACCTACCAGCAGCGGTTAAGGTCATCGCTTGGGTAAAGGATATAGCATTACCTGTCGTTCCTGAAGGGGCGATAAACCAAAAATGATTACTTTGAAATTGAGTATATCTACTTGCAAAATCACTAGCGATATATTTTCGTACTCCCGAATCTGAAAAAGTATTAGCTCCGTATTCCGCAAAAGATGGTAAAGAGGATCGTCCTTCGACTGTTGCATATTGAACTTGAAAACCTGTTGCACCTACCCATGCACTCGGTGTAATTCCTAATCCTAAATTACCCGATACTTCTTGTAATGTGCTGTCTCCAATACTCGTACTTCCCGTGAATTTAGGTAAGGTATTAGTCGTTCCAAATCCTGTGATTTGATTTACAGGTGTTGTACCTGAGGTTCCACTTGTTCCTGACGTACCACTAGTTCCCGAACTACCGCTAGTTCCTGAAGTACCGTCTGTACCGCTACTACCTGATGTACCACTCGTTCCTGAAGTACCACTAGTACCTGATGTTCCCGAAGTACCATCCGTACCGCTAGTTCCCGAACTTCCACTAGTCCCTGAGGTCCCACTTGAACCTGATGTACCTGAGGTTCCACTAGTTCCTGATGTACCTGAACTACTTGAAGTAAAACCTATACTTCCGTAGAAAATAAGTTTATCTGATGGCTCAGGTGCAGGACTACCACTAACAAATTGAATTGTTGTTCCTGTTATGGTGTAGTCATCTCCCTCGATAAGTAATTGACCGTTCAAGAAAAATTGTTGTGTAATTCCTGTTGGAGTACTTGCTAATGTAAAGGTTTTATTTACCCCGTCTTGAGTACCACTAACTGCAATCTCTACTAATGGGTCTCCTGAAGGAGATACTCCTGAAGTTCCACTAGTTCCTGTTGTACCTGAAGTTCCATCTGTACCGCTAGTACCTGATGTACCTGTAGTTCCGCTAGTACCTGATGTACCAGAACTACCTGAAGTTCCACTTGTTCCTGACGTACCTGTAGTTCCGCTACTACCTGATGTTCCACTTGTACCAGACGACCCGTCGGTTCCTGATGTTCCACTAGTCCCACTGCTCCCCGAAGTTCCTGTTGTACCACTAGTTCCTGAGGAACCATCAGTTCCACTTGTACCACTAGTACCCGAAGACCCATCACCTCCTGAAGTTCCACTTGTACCTGAAGAACCATCAGTCCCTGACGTACCACTTGTTCCGCTAGTTCCTGATGAACCATTCGAACCGGAAGTCCCACTAGTTCCTGAAGTACCTCCAACACCACTAGTTCCTGAAGTACCATCAATTCCGCTTGTACCTGATGTACCACTTGTACCAGACGTACCAGAAGTGCTAGCTGACAAACCTATACTTCCATAAAAAATAAGCTTGTCTGATGGATCAGGAGCAGGCCTACTACTAACAAATTGAATAGTTGCTCCCGTAAGGGTATAGTCATCTCCTTCTATTAATAGTTGCCCATTTAAGAAAAATTGTTGTGTAAGTCCTGTAGGAGTACTGGCCAAAGTAAAAGTTTTATTTACATTGTTTTGAGGGCCACTTACGGCAATCTCTACTAATGGATCACCTGAAGGAGATACCCCTGAAGTACCTGCAGTGCCACTACTACCAGATGTCCCACTTGTTCCTGAGGATCCGTCTATTCCAGAAGTACCACTAGTTCCACCGCTCCCCGAAGTTCCTGTTGTACCACTTGTTCCAGATGTACCACTTGTTCCTGTTGTACCACTTGTTCCAGATGAACCATCTATTCCACCAGTTCCTGAAGTACCTGTAGTTCCTGATGAACCACTAGTACCGCTCGATCCAGATGTGCCACTACTGCCAGATGTTCCACTTGTTCCTGAGGATCCGTCTGTACCGGAAGTACCACTAGTTCCAAAAGTTCCACTGCTTCCCGAAGTACCTGTAGTTCCGCTACTACCAGATGTTCCCGAAGTACCTGTAGTTCCACTACTACCAGATGTCCCACTACTTCCCGAAGTTCCTGATGTGCCACTAGTTCCTGAAGTACCACTAGTCCCACTGCTTCCCGAAGTTCCTGATGTGCCACTAGTTCCTGTTGTACCACTAGTTCCTGATGTACCAGATTGTCCGCTAGTACCCGATGTTCCTGATGGAGTTGTTGTTATAATAAAAAGAATTGGGTCATTATCCCCAAAACCGTGTGTGTATGTTATTAATGATACAGGAATTTCCCAATATGTTGTTTGGTCAACAACAGATCCAATTAACCAAGATTGATATTTTGTATGGTCTGATTGGTCTTGTATTGTAATAGTTGTCCCTGATACTAAATTTGTTAGGAATATATCAATATTATCACCATAACTATCCGTATCACTTATGTTTATTTGTGTCGCAATATTCTGTGTAGCGTTCCATATCAAATATCCTGAAAGAGGGTCTCCCGTAGTTAAAGTGGTTTTTGCTTGATAATTAAAAAACGCATTTGATAATCCATTTAAACCTGAACTTCCCGATGTTCCTGTTGTGCCAGAACTACCACTATTTCCAGAGGTTCCACTCGTACCCGATGAGCCATTTAACCCCGATGTTCCACTTGTCCCTGAAGTTCCTGAGGTTGCACTCGATCCGGATGTTCCCGTTGTACCAGAACTGCCACTGCTTCCTGATGTTCCACTTGTACCCGATGAACCATTTAACCCCGATGTTCCACTTGTTCCTGAAGAACCTGTTAAACCGCTTGTTCCCGATGTTCCGTTTGTACCAGAACTGCCACTGCTTCCTGATGTTCCACTTGTTCCTGAAGAACCTGTTAAACCGCTTGTTCCCGATGTTCCACTTGTTCCTGATGTTCCAGACGTACCTGTTGTTCCAGCAGTACCACTACTTCCAGACGTACCTGATGTTCCAGCAGTACCACTAGTTCCAGCAGTTGCCCCTGTTATATTTACAATAATATTACCTTCACCACTATTAGTAACGACCGCTCCACTAAACGTGATACCTGATACAGGATTTACGGTTGTCACACCGTCTCCAACAGATAGCGCGGAACCTGTTCCAGAAGTGATTCCCGTAATTATAACATCAGTTCCGTCACTATTATTTAACGTTAAACTTTCAGTTTCTGAATCATATGTTCCACCTGTTACACTTCCGTTAAATCCCGATATTGAGATTGTTCCGCCAGTACTATTAAATAAATCTAAAGTTGTAATCGCGGAAAAATATGTACCTCCCGTAATTTGGACATCCGTACCTTTGAATATTCTCCATCTTGCGTTTTCGGTAGTTACACCATTAACACCTTCGATTGTAGATCCCGTCCAAGCCGCAATAAAATTTCTTCCTGGCTGTGATAAATTATTAACTATTGTTGAATATCCTGATTGAGTTACCGCAGAACTTCCAGTCAATCCTGATAAATTATTCCATAATATCTCGTAATTTGGAATTGTGTATTGATAAACATTTCCAGTTTCTTGAACGAACACCTGCATACCAAGTCTTCTCCTACCTGAAGAAATATTATCTGAATTTAAACTTACACTATCAGGAGAAAACGCAGTTCCAGTTCCTCTTGTAAAATTAATTGGAATGGTATTCGCCGATAATTGAATCTGTGCTGGATATGTTGAAGCAGTTAGAATTAGTCCTAAATCATCCAAGTTCCATACCTCCATGTGCCCACCTATATTCAAAATGGAAAAAGTATTACCGAAAACGGCATTCCTTGGAACAGAAACTGTTAACGAACTTTGAGATTTTGTGGTTGGATTTTTATACGGAAACATACGTGCTTATATATATTAATTACCTAAATTTTATTCTTTACTCTCCCCCTTGAAATAAATCGAAGATGTTAATGGGAACGACTGAGGCATTGTGAAGTTCCAAAGAACTCTATATACACCAGCTGGTAATATTCGACCTGATGGTACCGTTACATTTAGTACGGATAAAGTCGGATCTGGAATGATACCATCCAAATCTGTATTACTACAAGGTGTTGCCTGTCCAATATCAACCGTCATATTTGTTAAACTTCCACCAACACCTGCAAGTGGAATCCAAATGGTATAATTGTATTGAATTGTTGGATTTATTTCTGTTGTATTAACTTCAATCGTTCCAAATGTATATTGGTTTTGTACACAACCAAAACTATCAACTCCTGAACCCGGTAATTGTCTAATCGATCCATTCAAATATGTCACATTAGTAATGAAGTTTCCGTTTCCTCCAGTCCATCCTGAGAATTGCGAATAAATTAACATATTATTTGCATAATCTACAGTACTTGGAACACCACCACTGTTACCGAAACCATACCAGCTTGAACCATTATTAAACATATATTGACCCAACTGTGCTTGAGATACCGAATCCAATGGTTCAGGGAAGATAAATGCACTGAACGGTAGATTTGTTGGTGTTGGTGTTGGAGTGGTTGTCGAAGTAGGTGTTTTCGTATTTGTAGGTGTTGCAGTATTTGTTGGAGTTTGTGTAGGAGTAAATCCTGGTGTACTAGTATTTGTTGGTGTAGAAGTTTGTGTATTTGTAGGAGTAGCTGTATTGGTTGGCGTTTGTGTTGGCGTTTCCGTTGCAGTTGGAGTCAATCCTGGTGTTAGTGTTGGTGTAACAGTTGGAGTAGGTGTAGGAGCAATAACTTGAATGGAATATACGGTGGCATAAGTAGGTACGTAACAATTGTAAGTTCCCCAATAATAATCTGATAAATAATCAAATGGAAACACTTGTGTTCCCAAATCAATTGTTCCTCCAGATTCAGGCAGATATGTAACATTGGTAGTAAAACCACTCAAATTAACACTCATTATTTTAACTCCAATTGCCATATCTATATATACTTTATAATGAATATTCCATTAACATACACCTTTATTTATTATCAAAGTTCCACTTAATTGAACAAATATAGCACCGTCAGAAAAAGTGAAGAAATTACCTACTGGCGGAATTGTTAATTCTCTATTTCCATATATGCTATCACCAACTTCTAGTTCGTTAAAAGGAATTGTGGTGAATACTTTAACGTTTGCAGGATTGGCAATTTGATTAACAGATTGACAAACATTCTGATACCACCCACCGGCACGTAAATTTCTTTCATAAATTGGTGATGGTGTAACTGAAGGTGTTACCGTATTGGTTGGTGTTGGAGTTTGCGTAATAGGTGTTGCAGATAGACTTACCGTCGGAGTTACAGTCGGAGTTATTGTAGGTGTTGGTGTTGTACTCGGACATAATCCTATATTAGTTATACTCAACGGTCCACTGTAACTTTCTTGAACTACTTGTTCGGCACATACAAATTGGGTATCTAAAGGTTGAATTGACCCAACACTTATAGTACCTGTACATCCAGTATATCTATAGTATCCTTCTTCAATACTATTGTAATTTATTATTTGAAAGTAGTTACACGCCATATTATACTTGAGTTACCGTTACAATTACTGATGGTATTGCAGGCCTGGTTGGGTTTATCGCCGCTGGATCATACGCAAAACCTAATCTAATATCACTAACTCTAAATTTCAATTCCATGTAATCACCAGCGTTTAGTGGTTCAACAAAATTCCATGATGCAACAGCCCTACCGTTATTAGAATTTCCAGCAAGTTGTGTATTTGAGTTGTCTACATTATTACCATTAATTGCCAACCAAATATCCATAGTTTGAACGCTACCACCTCCCGTAGATTCAAGTTGAGCTGAGAACTGAAGGTTATATGTTCCCGCACTTGCAACAACAAATCTTGTATCTGCAGAAACAATGACACCATTTCCTGATGTTTGTGTTGCGGCACTCATTGAATATGCTGTAGTTGTGCTTGTAATATATTGACTTTGTG